ATAGTATTAATGATGGAGCTACATTTATGATCAGATATACAACAGGCAAGGTGTTTAATAATGCTCTTGTAATAACTTGGAAGTCAAGGACTTATATGATTAACTCTATTATTAACGAAGCTGACTTGAATCAATATTATTTAATAGGCTGCTCAACGCTTAAGTAATGGATTTAAAAGTAAGAGGAATAGAGGCCTTAAAAAGAAAGTTTGCTACAGGTTATGAGCAGTTTAAGCAACACGCTATTAATGAATTGAATGTAATGGTTGCTGATATAGCTCAAGAAGCTAGAAGCGATGCAGCCGACCTTCCGTATCTTCCTACAAGAGCAAAGAAGCCATACGAAAGAACAGGTTTTTTATCAAGAAGTATTAATTCTATGCCTTATAATGGGAACTTTGCAGAAGTTGTAGTTAATGCTAAATATGGCCCATATGTAGAGTTTGGTACAGGAAAAGGGTTTGGAGTTCCAACTAGAAAGTACAATATAACAAACAAAAACATTTTACCATACGCTTCTATATTTAGAGGAACTAATTTAAGAAACAATAATATGCCATATAGATCATATTTGTTTTCAAACTTTGAAATAGAGTACTCAAAGGCATTAAAAAGGATTAGGGCATTTAAAATCAAGTAAAAAGAAATATAAATATATTTCATTAAATTTGTACCAAAATGAAGGACTGCGGATATACATTAAGGAAAGCTTATTACGATAAGTTTATCTCGGCTTCCTACTCATTAGCTGCCTATGATACCATAGCACCTGACACAGTAGAACCGCCTTTTTTGATTATCAGTAGTCAAACACAAGTGGACAATAGTAATAAACAAAGCTATGCTTTCGATGTTACTATCCAATTTGACATAGTTTATAGAACTTTTAAAGCAGGGGAAGTAGGGCAAAAAACGGTTGATACTTATGCCAATGAGTTATTAGAAATAATAGGGACTAGACCACCTAATTATCCTAATACCGCACCTGACTTTAAAATTGTGACTTGTAAGGTTGCTAGTAATATTGCTACCTTTGACTATGTGGATGAGGCATATGTGTTTAGAAGGGTGATAACAATGAATCATTTCGTGAATCAATTAACATAAAAGAAAAATAAAATAAAATGGCAACAACAAGTGTATTTAACGGAACTTCATTAGTAGTTCTAATTGGAACTGAAGTAATAGGATTCGCAACATCTTGTTCTTTAAGTTTGGCTATCGATGCTCCAGACGCATCTACAAAACAAAGCTTAGGATGGGCTGATGAGATTGGTGGACAAAGGTCTTGGTCTTTAACAACTGATGGCTTAGCTACAGTAGTTCCAGGAACAGTTGCTACTTATGTAACTACTGCTGAATTAAATGCTTTAGCAATCGCTAGAACTGCAGTTCAAGTTAAATTTACTACAGTAGATAACTCAACAGTTGGTGGTGTAACTCCAGTTACAGGTGATGTGATTTATTCAGGTTCAGCATTTATCGAGAGTGTAGATATGACTGCTGACATGGAGAATCCAGTTACTTACTCAGTTTCTTTCAAAGGAACAGGGCCATTAACTATCGCTACCAACGCATAGTAAAAACAAACCAAAAAAACCAAACATATGAGAGGACAATTTGAATTAACTCTTTCCGATGGAAAGAAGATACCGATGCGTTTTTGTACTTGGAGTCTTAAAAGATTCTGTCAATTACAAGGTGTAGGGCCTTCTGACATAGGAGAGGCTTTAAGTGGTAAAGACTCAATAGATGCTATTGTTAACTTACTAAAATCGGCTGCTGAATATCCATTATATTCTCAAGGCATTACTCCAACCTTTACGGAAATGGAAGTATGTGATTGGATAGATGATATGGGTGGAATGACAGGAAAGAAATTTCAAGATGTCATGGCAGCTCTTTCCGAAAGCATGAATAGCGGTATAGAAGATAAGCCAACAAAGTCAAGTAAAAAAGATGGAGTAAAAAAAAATTAGAGTGGATTGACATAGAAAGATATACAATGGGGGAGTGCAAAGTGCTTCCCCATTTGTTTTGGGAGATGACCATGGCTGAATTAGATTTTGTGTGGTATGGATATAGGCATCAAGAAGAACAAGAGTGGGTTAGAACTAGATGGCAAACAACAATGCTAATAAATATCCAGTTACCAAAAGGGAAGAAAGTTAAGCCACAAGAGCTTATTGAATTAGACTGCGATACTCGTAACTTTGTGAAACAAAGAGTGATGACAGAAGAAGAGTTAAAACAAGTTCTAGAAAAATATAAAATCGTTAAACCGACAATATAATGGCAGATAATCAAATGGTTAAGATAGTCTTTGACTTTGATCTAGGGAATGTTCCTGCATCAGCAAAGAAACTTAGTCAATATTTAAAGGATAATAACTTAGATTTAAAGTTTACAAAGAAGAGTGTAGATGATTTAGCTGCTAGTATGAATCAATTAGCTACTGCACAAACAAAGACGGCACAATCTTCGGCAGCAATGGGCAACCAGCTTAAAAAAACAAATATGCAATGGACAAGCCTTGCATTGGTTATTCAAGATTTGCCTTATGGTTTTAGAGGTATTCAAAATAACCTACCTGCCTTAGTGGGTGGATTTGCAGCAGCTACAGGCCCAATTTATTTAGCTTTTTCAGCATTGATTGCAATTACAACGGCTTATGAAAAAGAAATAGCTCAATTAATATATGGAATAGACGCATTTTCTATAGCTAATAAAAAAATGAACGAGGAGTTAGCTACAAGCATTGGTCAAGCTAAATCTCAAATAGCAGCAGACCAATCATTGCTTAAAATAATAAATGATACTACAAAAAGCACCAATGAAAGAGAAAGGGCTTTAGCGTCATTAAAAAAAGAATACGAAGGCAATATTGAGTTACAAAAGCTAGATATACAAGATGGTGATAAATTGGCTTTGGTTTATGATAAAATATCAAACGCCTTAATAAGAAGAGCTAAGGCTACGGCTTATGCTACTTTAATTGCAGAAGAAGAAACAAAAATATTTAAACTACAAAATCAGCAAAGCGAAGAGGTTGTTAAAAACCTTGGCTTTATGGGTACTGTTTATGGGTTGGCTACAGGCGGTATGCTTGGGTTTAATTCTGCATCAAATGTAGTAATAAGTGCATTTTCTAAACAAGCGAAAGAGATTAAGCAATCACAATTAAACATAGAGTTATATACAAAAAAGCTAGATGAAAATACTGATGCAGCCAATAAGAATGCAGATGCACAATCATTGGATAGTAGTGCTATAAAGCAAAAAGGAGATAATGCTAAGAAAGAAGCAGCCAAACTAGCTGCATATGTAGCTAAAAGACTAGCAGCGTCAGGCGGAGAAACAACATATGTTGCAGAACCTGCATTAGATCCGTCAAATGCAGCAAAAGCATTTAAAGCTAAGATGGCTTATGAAAAGAAAGCATCAAAAGACAGAGTTGCTTTTTTAAGGGAACAATATCAATTAGAAGTAAGTGAAGCAGAGGGTAGTTTTGATAAAATAAAGTTAGCTGAAGAAAATATGCGGATGGCATTAGACAAAGGCTTTATGGATGGAAGCGTAAAACTATCTGAATACATAGATGCAATATTAGAACTTAGAAAAAAATCAAACGAAACAGTTTTAGCAGAAACAAAGGCGGTAACGGCAGAATTGCTTAAAATAGGCATTGGTTTAATGAACGCATTAGGCCCAGCTTTAGATATGTTATTAGAAAAAGGAGCAAGTATAGGGGAAGTGTTATCAAGGGCATTTGAGGATATAATTAAAAAGTTAATTAAGGTAGCTATAGCAGCAGCTATTGCAGTTGCCATTATATCACTATTACCAGGAGGACAAGGCAAACTAGCTAAAGCTGGTGGGGCAATGAAAATGTTTGGTAATCTAGTTGGTGGTGGTATGGGATTAGGTTCTCAGCTATTCGCTAATGGTGGTATAGTTAGTGGCCCAACGATGGGATTGATGGGTGAGTATCCAGGAGCACAAAATAACCCTGAGGTAGTTGCTCCATTAGACAAGCTTAAAGATATGATTGGTGGAGGTAGCGGAAGTGGAGAATTTGTATTAAGAGGCAATGATTTAATTTTGGCTATACAAAGGTCTAATTCATCATTAAAACTTAGAAGAGGATAATGGCATACGGACAAAAATATTCGGTATTATTTGCAACAAGAGCAAACAAAGATGTTGAGCTTAAGATATGGCAAGATAGCTATATAGGTGATATTATAGACCTTCAAGGGGTTGATGTTAACTTGCAGTATATACCAAGCTCAGATGATCCGTATGAGCCTATAATAGCCTCACAATTAGCAGTAACTATTGACTTTACCGATGACTTGTCTGACATTATAAACTTTACTAATATCAATGATAGATATACATATGTAGAAATGTATGTAAACTCTGTTATAGAATGGGTTGGTTTTGTAATAAATGATGATGTTCAGATATCCTATTCTACAGGTAGAAAGATGGCAGCATTTAATGCTACTGATGGATTAGGTATGCTTAAGGACATAAAGTTTGTATCAGAGAATGCTAATTATGGTGTAAATGATATAATACTTTTAAAAGATATTTTTAGAGCTTGTTTTAATAGTATTGGATTTAAGAATAATAGGAATTATATAACAATGTGTTCTTATTACTCAGTTGGTATGTATAATAGAACTGCTCAGTCATATGCAGATCCGTTTGACCAAGCTTGTTTAAATTATAGGTCACTTTTAGAAGATGAATATAATTATACTAATTGCTTAGATATTCTTTCTAACATAGCAAGGTCTTTTGGTTGTAGAATATTCCAAGCTAAAGCTAAATGGTGGATAGTTTCCATAAACGAATTTGCAACTATTAATGCTTATTATACAGAATATGCACCTACAGGACTTAGGGTAAATAATGGAGATGGGAATATAATAAACACATCTTCTACTATTCAGCCATATATAGGCAATACATCAGGATTATATTTTATTGACAATAGTCAGTTAAAAATAATAAAGAAAGGATTTTATAAGATTATAGCAGAAGGCGATGTAGAAATTGCTGCTAACTACCTACCAAATGGTGACCTAAAAGACAATAATGGAACTGACGCTACATATTGGGTAAGAGCATCAACACCAGACGGCACTTGCTTATTGCAATATGATACTATTTCTGATTTTTATTTTTTTGAATTAACTGCACCATCAGGTGGCCCAGCAGGAACGGCATCGGTAACATTAGATACAAATTCTAATGCTTATGTAACAACAGGCGATTCCTTACAATTAAATATTCTAATAGGTGCACCATCACAAGCTACACCTATAGGGTTTATAGATATTACAATAAACACAGGTGCGGTAACTTATTACTTAAATAATGATGCTAAATGGCAAACAACTGCTACATCATATAGCGTATATAATCCTAAAACAACTGGCCCATCAGAGGACTTTGTGTTAGACTTAAAAACTGAAATATTCCCAGGTTCAGGGCCTCTTAGCTTTGCATATAGAATTTCAGAAGGTATCAATATCCTAACCTTAACAAACTTTGTATTAAAAATAAAGTCAACTATTTCTGCTTATAACCTTTCAGGAACATTGGTTGAAAACGAACAATATACAAAAACAATAAGCTTACCTTATGGTAGTACTGGTAGCCAATCTTATTATCCTTCTGCAAAAGGAACTCTTATACTAACAAATAAGTCAGTTGCAGCAGGTTGGTATAGATACGGCTTTGATCCGATAGGTGATTTTTATACCTTATCTGAATTAATTGTTCAGCAATATGTAAATACATACGCATTAAACATAATAAATGTGGATTGTAATTTAAGTGAGTTTTATACCTCAAATACCAACCATAGGATGCTAAACGCATCAAAGCTTATTTTTGCAACAGACACAGATCCTGCAAGTATAAACATTAGCTCAAAATCTTATATGTTAGGTAATGCTACAATATCGTACCCATCAAATACGGCAAGTGCTACATTGTTACAGATATCTAATACAGAGATTGTGTGCACAAGAGTAAATAAATACATTCCTCAAACAAGTATATTTTAATTATGGCATCAGTAATAAACGGAACGAATATAGTCTTATATGAATATGATAGCAATGCTATCTATTACTTTAATGGAGGTACTGCACAAGGCACTTTTGATAGCATTGTGTGTAAGGAATTAAGCAGAAGCCAAGTAGCAGGAACTTCAGTTGACTTCACTAAAACAGGGGCAGGTACAATAGCTGCGTTTATTACGGATGCACTTGATCCTGGTGTTACAACCATACCAGCAGGTACTTGGACTTTTAGTGCTTATTATTCTATTTTAACTGCCTTCGCAGGTGCTCAAGTTCAGTATAAACTATACAAGTATAATGGTAGTGTTGCCACCTTGTTGTTTACATCCTCAGCAACCACTCTTACAGCCCTAACAAAGACCTTATATTCTACGGCAATGACAGTCACTCAAACGACTATAGCTGCCACAGATAGGCTTCTAATTGAGGTTATTTACGCAGGTACAACTACCAACCAAATTACCCTTTATACACAATCAAGCAATGTAGCTCAAGTAACTACAACTATACCATTAGGAACTCCAATGGGAGCTTCTACAAGTTGCTCTTTTGAGTCATCTACGGATCAGATAGAAGTTACCTCCCAAACATCAGCTTGGTTTAGAGAGTTTAAAAACGACATTACTTCATGGACTGTTACTTGTGATGGGTTTATAGCCTTAAGTGGTTACTCCTATCTTGCTTTAATGCAGAAGCAATTAGATAGAGCTTCAATAGATGTTAGATTCTCAATAGACAATGACAATGATGACAATAGTGGCACTTATGGCTACTCAATAGTAAGTGGAACTGCTAATATCACATCAATTAGTTTAAGTGCTCCTGTAGAGGGTGCTTCTACTTATTCGTTGTCATTACAAGGAACAGTCCATGAAGTAATGTCGTTTTTAAACTCTCT